CCGGTTTCAGTCGGTAAGATTCTGGAATTCAAATCCGCACCCCATGCACCAAGGAGCGCGAGAGGGCGTGGGGGGGAGTGTGTCTTAAAATTTTTTTCCGGTTTTTTGTAAACAGTAGGAAAGTGTACATTTCTTTACACATGGATTGGCCAAATTTAACAGATGAGAATACCAAAATGTTGGAGGATGCAATCGATCAAGGAAATGAGTATTCCAAGATGATGGCCATCTTCCAATCCGGTATGATCGAAAAGAAATATCGCTGGCTCCAGCTTTCAGCCCATGTGATGTACGATTCATTCTCAGTTAGACAAAAAGAAGTTTTTGCACTTCGAATCAAGCAGCACACATTTCCAGAGATAGCAGATGCCCTGGGTATGAGTGTATCCTCAGCTAAGACATACTGGCGTAGATCTCTGGTTAAGTGTCAGAGAGTCATCCACTCCGGTATTAGTGAAAACAAGTAGGTAATATGCCAAAGAAAAAGAAATCGTATAAAAAGCTAGATATCGACAAGGTTGAAATGCTAGCGAGTTTCGGCTGTACTCATTTTGAGATAGCCAAATTTTTCCAATGTGATGAGTCCACTGTCCGCAAGGAATACAAGGAAGTAATGGAGACGGGTCAGGAGAAAATGAAGCTCCGATTAAGACAGCTCCAGTGGAAACACGCAGAACTGGGCAACACCAGTTTATTAATATTTTTAGGTAAGAATTATTTAAATCAAACGGACAAGGCACAAGTAGATCATATTGGCAATCTGGAAGCAGTGCTGAAGGAATGCGGATACGAGGACAATGTTATTGGAAAAAAAGATACTGAACAGGGAAAAGTTTTGGAATCTAATAAAATACAAGCCAATCCCAAATCAATTAGCAGTACATCAGTCGATAAAACGCTTCCGAATTAACGTCCAAGGACGTAGATCCGGAAAATCTTATAGTGCAGCCAGAGAAGCGGAGCCATGGATATTGTCCCCAGGGACAAGAGGGTGGATTGTTGCTCCGACGTATGATTTAGCGGATAAGATAGCGCGTATTATCAAAGAGGATCTGCTTGTTAAACTAAAACTGCCTGTAGAGAGCAAGAAGGAGATATCCGGACAACTCTACTACATGAAGTTAGCAGGCCTCAATTCCGAGCTATGGGTTAAGTCCGCAGATGCTCCAGAAAGTCTATTAGGTGAAGGTTTAGATTATTTAATTATTGATGAAGCCGCAGCCATAAAAAAGATTGTCTGGGAGCAGTACCTGCGACCTACCCTATCGGACCGCAACGGTTGGTGTTTAATGACAACAACCCCCAGGGGTTACAATTTTCTATATGATTTATGGGAGCGTGGACAATCTGATGAATTCCCGGAATGGGATTCATGGCAGCATCCATCAAGTGAATCTCCATATTTCCTGGATGACATGGAGGAATTAAAAAGGACTTTGACATATGAAACGTGGCAGCAAGAGTACAACGCAGAATTCACCTCCTTCGCAGGAAAAGTCTACCCATTCTCAAGATCAATCAACGTGGTTCGCAGATTGGACTATGACCCGAATCTGCCCTTATACTGCACAATCGATTTCGGATACCGGTGTCCGGCTGTCGGATGGTTTCAAACCAAACCAGAGGCCAGCGGTAAAGATACAATATTCCAGATAGATGAAATCTGTCACGATGAGAACATTAAGACCGAGGATCTTGCAGATAAGATCAAGAGAAAGCAGTATCCGACTGTCAGATATTTTGGGGATCCGGCCGGTGGCGGTGTCCAGGCGCAGAGCGGTATCGGAGATATAGAGATTTTCAGAAGAAAAGGGATTCGTGTTGATTATAAGAAGGACAAGATTTCAAGGAACATAGTGAATGGTGTTAGCCATGTCAGAAGCTGGTTTGAGGATGCTAACGGTGAGCCTCATTTTTTTGTTTCCAGCAAGTGTAAGGGCAGTATTTCATCTTATGAGAACTACCGTTATCCGGAGAGAAAAGAAGACCAAAGGATTAAAGAAGAACCTTTAAAGGATGGCCGTAACGATCATATGTGTGATGCTCTCCGTTATTTTATAGTCAACCAATATCCTATTAAACAGAAGAAGGCAGGAACAATTCCATGGTAACAATACCAAATTTAGCAGCAAGTACAATTATCAGTTCTCTTTCCAATGCGCTCAATACGATTGAGAATAAGCGCACTCGCGATCGAGAATATATGCTTGATTATTATGAAGGCATAAATATTGATAATTACGTTAAGAAGTTTTTCGGATCTGAATCCTTAAAACAAGTCCCGATTTTCAGTCAGAACATAACAAGGCGAATCTGTAAAATTCGTTCCATGGTTTTCAAAAGGCCGCCAAAGACAAAGACAGACAAGGCCTATTTTGATTATATAGACATTGAAGATCTGAATTCATCCAGAAGGCAGTTAGAGCAGCTTACATTTCTTTTAGGAACTATGGCAATGCGATCCCGGTGGAGCGAAAAAGACAAAAAGGTAAAGTATGATTTATTAAGTTTTTTTGAGCCTTTATTTTTACCTGGTGAGAAAGATCCTGTTGGTATTATGTACGCCATTGAGAATCATGGTAACTCCAAATTGGAAAAGCCCTGGTTTGCTGTTTGGACAGAGGATCGTCCTGAAGCACCCGGCACACATTTCCTTATAGACCAGAATGGGGCAAAGCGAAGCGTTAATCCTGGTGACGTAAATCCATATGGGATAGTTCCTGTAGTTTACACTCATCGTTATAAGCCGGTCCGCGATTGGTGGAGCGAGGGTGCTGTTGATGTAGTCCGGGCAGATTTATCTGTTTCTGTAGCAGCTACAGAACTGGCTTTAGCGATTCGATTTGGGGCAATCGGAATCAAATTTATTACTGGAGTGGATGATGCATCCAGAATCCAGGTCGGAGTGGATAAAATTTTATATTTACCGGAAGGCAGCAACTTTGGTGTCACTGCTCCCAGCGGTTCTTTATCAGAGATTATAGATGCGACTCGTTTTTTAGTTGAAGCAACCTTAAATAATAATCATGTCAGGATCAAATGGTCTGATGTTAAAGGGAATGCTCCTTCGGGATTCAGTCTTCAGGTTCAGGAAATCGAAAATTACGATGAAAGATTAGCTTCCACAGAAGACACCTGGAGGCCTTTTGAGAAACATCGTTATCTGGTGGATCGTGAAATCATTCGCGTTAAGACCGGGAAGAAGTTATCGGAAAGTTATTCAACAGATTTTCTAGAGCCGAACTATCCGATGAGCGTACAGGATGAGATTAATCACTGGTCATGGAAATTTGAAAATGGACTTGCAACACCTCTCGATTATTTTGACTATCAGAATCCAGATGCAGATGAAAGTTTGCGCAATCAGTTCAAAAAACAGGTTGATGAATCATCTAAACCGGCAGTAGGGAGATTACTTTCCAGATTACAGAGTAATTAATGCCTGATATTTTTGATGAGGCATTTTCTGACTACAGCGAGAGGCTGAATCAGTCCATAGATGAATTCCTTAATGATATTGAGGAATTAGAAGAAGAAGGATTGAGCATAGAGGAAATATTAGCAGTTTTAGCTGCTATGGCAGTAGGGGATTATTTTATTGAGATGCTGGGGATGAATGGTGCTGTCAGTGCTTATTCCGGCAGGTTGGGATCTGTTTTAGACAGTCTGGTTCCATTCGGGACCGTAACAGAGGGGCAGTTAGCTGCTTTAGGTTCAATTCAGTCACAATCAGTAGCTCAATTCACTTCTGATCTGGCAGAGAGGGTGAGATTATTAACCGCCCAGGGATTATCAAGCGGTCAGTCTATCAGTCAGATTAAGGCAATGATTAATCGTAATCCTTTAACTCAATCTCGTCACATAGAGACTTTTATTTCTTCCGGGATTGCCAGTTATAAGCGGTCTGTGGTCGGAATTATGGCTACAACAGCAGATCCGGGTGTTTTATATCAGTATGAAGGGCCTTTAGACAGTAAAACACGCCCAATATGCAGAGTAATGCTGTCAAGCCCTGATTTAACCAAGGGTGATATAGATGCACAGTATCCAGGCGCATTTACAGATGGAGGCGGATATAATTGCAGACATTCATGGATTAAGGCCTCCAACAGTAAGGAAATGTCTTCTATCCGCAAAAGAGCTTCCAATGATGTAGCTCAACAGCGTGAAAGTAAGCGTTGGAGAGAGCCTGTCAC